CAGCAATGTCATTGCCTACAACTGTTGTACCTTGGTATGTACCAGTCAATGGAATACCAGTGTCACGGTCGTAGCGGGCAGTAAACGCCAAACTTGTTGCTTGTGCATCTCCGTTAGTTTCTGCACAATCTCAATGTCCATAATTTGGCAATCTGCAAGGCCTGTTAAACGAGCAACAATATTGCGAAAACGCATATTACCACGTGCTCTGGCTTTACCTTTAATATATGTAGTTGGTAAATTTGCAGTAGTAAAACTATCAGCTGAATTTGGTGTTACACCGCCGTTTGTATTGGCATCTGCGGTTGGGTAATATGTAGCGTTGGTCATATCAACCACTACTCTATAGAAGTCTGGCGATAATTGGTTACTGTCTTGTTGAAATCCTGATGGCATTTTATGCTCCTTAATTATCTAATATTTATCGCATTAGGCCTAATGTATTATTCTACACTGGCTAATGCGATAAATCAAGTTATTTGAATACAATAAGTGCTAGTAAACCTGCTTGTACAAAGAATCCAAAGCCAATAGTTACAATGTTTAAAAAGTCTTTTTGGATGGCTGCTTTGATAAAAAAGCAAAATAACCCTGCCCAGCAAAATAATACTAAATCAACAGGCGGCATCTTTTCAGTAAGCCCTGTTAACACTGCCAGCATTGTAGGAATTGTAGCAAGATGCATGAGTATTACTGCAATCCAGCCCATTGTTTCTGCACTGATATGTGCCGCTTGTTCTTTAATATTTTTGACCCATAAGTTAAGGTCAAAGAAGTCGTGTACTGCTGTTTTAACTGTTTCGATGTTCATAATAATCCTCACTTATAAAAAATATGACGGCCGATTTTAGCAACTTGTTGCCTGTGCCATCCGGGGTTGATATAATCGCCATGAAAGTATAATGCGTCCTTGACTGCATTAATTCTAAAGCCCTCAAGCAAAACTTTTTTTGCTACTTCCATACTTTCGGTATAGACTGGGCCATTCATTGGTTTCTTGACTGTTGCTTGTTCGCAATACCAACTGAACTGGCATAGTACTTTTTCATATACTACATTTTTTTGGTAAACCACTCTGCAGATGTCTCCGGGAAATTGCCCGCTTTCTGCTCTGTTGATTGTTACTTGTGCAACCGCTACTTTACCTTCAAAGGATTCGTATCCTGCTTCGTGATAAATGTTACGGGCTAGGCAATCTAATTGTGTTTGCCTCATTTTAGCTGTAATTGGACTAACGTCCACTTGAGCTTGTTTAAGCTGGTCGAGCTTGTAAATTGTTGCTCTATATCCTGCTGTTATTACCATCAGCATTGCTAATGCTAAAACTGCTACTTTTATGATGCGTATCATATATTTCTCCTTTACGCTGGATCAGGAATTGCTAGTTCCGTCAATTAAAATGGCTCGATACATCTCCTATGCGTTAAAGCCCGCTGCTTTTAGGCCCAGAACCTTTCTGGGCAATAAGTAGTTATCCAATAAAATTACTGGATAAACTGCTATTTTATACTTAGTCCAGGCTATCTCCGCATTTTAGAAATATCAATAGCTTCTTCGTCACTGAAAACTGGTACTGCATTGCTTTTATGCATAGTAGCAATACCTTTTACTTTGGTTCCTGTGTAGACTTTGGCAGGTGCAAGTGTAGCATTGCCACCCGTATCTCTACTAGGAATATGTGCCGTACTACGGCCTGCTGGTATTGCTAAACTGTAATGGCCTTTCAACGGTTCTGCTGTCAAAGCTTTTTTGCGTTTACGCTCTTCTGCTTCGACGCCCCATTTCTTTTGGAGCTCTTTCCACGATTCGTCCAATTCTCTAGCCTTTCTAGCATGTTCTGCTGATGCGAATTTTTGTTTGCCCTTCTTCTTGCCATTAAGGCTAAGACTAGGATGATGCAAGTGCATACTCAAAATAAACTCCAATAGTTAAACACAGCCACAATTATAGCTGAGATTTACTACACAGTCAAATGTTTTGATTATACTCTAAATGATTCGCCACAGCCGCAACGATCACGTTCATTTGGATTGATAAACTCGAATCCTTCGTTGAGTCCATTGCGGACCCAATCCATCGTTAAGCCATTTAGATATACTAGGCTTTTGGCATCTATTAACACAATGAAATCTTTTTGAGCAAAATTTGTCACGCCCACTTCAGCTGTGTAGTCATCAACATATTCTAATACGTAAGCTAATCCACTGCAACCCGTGGTCCTTACACCAATACGAATACCTACGCCCTTGGCCCGTTTATCCAAATTTTGTTTGATCTTCTTACTTGCTTTGTCGGTTACGATAATCATTTACGGCCGCTTTGATCGCATCTTCTGCAAGTATCGAACAGTGAATTTTAACAGGGGGAAGGGCAAGCTCAGAAGCAATTTCGCTATTTTTAATCTGTTCCGCTTCGTCAAGCGTCCGCCCTTTGACCCATTCAGTAACGAGCGAACTAGACGCAATCGCTGAACCGCAACCATATGTTTTAAACTTGGCATCTGTTATAACTCCCTCAGTATTTACTTTTATCTGAAGTCTCATAACATCCCCGCAAGCAGGAGCACCGACCATGCCTGTACCTACACCTTCTTCATCTTTGGCAAAACTGCCAACATTTCTGGGATTTTCGTAGTGGTCAATGACCTGTGCTGAATAGCTCATTGTGAGCAGGTTCTTTCACGGTAAATTGTGCCGTCTGAGTTTTGTATTTCTTTCCATTCTGTACAAACAGTTTGACGTTGTACATACACTGGAGGATTTTGTACGTACACAGGCGGCTGTTGAACAACGGTAGGTTGTTGCTGTTGATTTGCAATTACAGCACCTGCAATACCTCCAATAATCAACGGTGCAACCCAATTGCTATCTCTGTAGATAACCGTTGGGCCATAACCGCGATGATGATGGTGCCATTGAGCACTTGCAGTACCTGCTACAACTAATAATAGCAGTGATAAAATAATCTTTTTCATAATAGTCTCCAGGCTATACATATATAACGCCATAGACTAATATTTAGTTGACTTACTTTGGTTCTTTACGTGCGTTTTTAACTGCGGTAACATCGTTACGTGTTTCTTTACACAACTTTGCCAAATCTTGACAAGCCTTACGAACGCGAGTACCAGCGGCACCGACTTCTTTATCATAAAACTTTTCGAAGTCTGCTTCCATTGCTTCTACGATTGCTGTGAATTCTGCGTATTTGTTTGTAGCCATTTTTAATAATCCTTTAATGTTAGTACAGAGTACTTATACGTACTGTACAAGGTTAAGAAATAAATGTCTACTTAATTGGCAAAAACAGTGCCTTGAGTGGCAGAAATAGTGTGATCGTAATGCCCGTCTGAATCATATTTGTCGCCAATACGACCTACAGCTTTACCATTAACAAATACATTTGGACTGAATGTGCTTAATGCTGGTGCATGATTTATTGGACTGCTTGTGCAAGGATTGCCGTCCGGATGGCTTGACATCACATCACCATCGCGTACGACTCCTATATTTTCAACAAATACATTTTCGCTGCCAGCATCACTCACTTGGGTAGTTGGTGTATTCCAGTTCCATCTATTTTTAGCACAAGGAGATCCCCTTGCACCATCAGTACATGATATACTACTACTTCCGGATTTTTGAGCAATTGCTGGCATGAAAATATTTATGCCAATGCAATACCTGTTGTAGACTCAATAAACTGTTTGGCAAATTGCTCATCGGTTGCTTCTGCTACAGTTACAGTTGACTTTTGTAGTTTGACATCTGCATTTGGATTGACAGTAAATAAGTATGGCATTAAACCTGGGCCTTTAGCACCCATTGCAATAACCATAGGTTTGCTTAGTTTATAATAAACTGCACCATCTTCTACTAATTTGGCTACAATTTCTTCACCACTTGTAAGTTTAAGTGTGATTACTTCGCCTTCTGATACGCCTTTTGAAATTAACATGTTATACCTTTTCTAAATGTTGTTTGAGTTCTGTGAACCCGCCTATTAATTTATCGTCTAAAAATATTTGTGGAACAGTTCTGGCATTAGGCACAGCTTCTAATAATTCTTCTTTAGTATAACCGTCGCCAATTTTACGTTCGTCAATTTGATAACCTTTAGCTTGCAATAGCTTGTATGCTTGATCGCAATAAGGACAGTGGTACTTAGACCATAGAGTTGCTTTCATAATTTTTCCTTATAATGATGGTAGTGCATCATAATCTAATGTTTCACTCATGATGCCAATGACATAGTTTGTTGATTCATTTTCTTGTAATGCTGTTTGTTTTTTACTTGTATCCGTATGTTTGTTAAACCACGGAATAGGTGTTGACTTAGGAGCATGCGATTGATATTTAATTCCGATATCTTTTAGTGCCCCAACTGCTGTGTAGTCTACAAAGTCTTTTAGAATGTTTGCATTCAATCCAATAACCGGGCCTTTGTTAAACAAATAGTCTGCCCAGGCTTTTTCTTCACGGATAACATCCATATACATTGAATATACTTCTTGTTCGCATTCCAACTTAGCCTTAGCAAAGCGTGGATCCTCTTTAACAACTTGATTAATAATGTAAGCTGTCCAACCTTTGTGTAACAATTCGTCTTGAAGAATCAAACTGATAATGTTACCATTGCCAATGAAGATCTTGTTCTCAACCATTGCAAGGCTGGTAGCAAATGATACCATAAAGCGAAATGCTTCTAATGCATAACTTGCATTCAATGCTAACCAAATTGCTTTGATATGTTCTTCTTCAGGAACCATACCTGTCATTTCACTGCTTAGTTCTTTGTGGCAATTTATTCTGTGTAGTTCGTCATAGTATTTTCCTACACTGGATGCCATGTCCACAATTTCTTTAGTGTCGTGTATTGTGTTGAACACATCCTTAGGTACGTTGTAGATATTACGGATAATGTGACTATACGACTTACTGTGAATGTTAGTTTCAAAGAAACCCCAGTTGTACATAAGTGCTTCTAGTTCAGGAATACTACACACTGGCGTGAACACTTGTGTAGGGCCGCGGCCTTGCAAACTGTCTAGTGCTGTTTGGCGTAGTAAGTTACTAGTGAAGATATGTTTAACAGCATCGCTGGCATCCTTAAAGTCGTTGGAGTCTTTGCTTAGGCTGATCTCTTCTGGTTGCCAAAAGAATCCACGAGCAGTAGCATCAAAGTCTGCAATCTTTTTGTATTTGACTTCTTCAAAGCGTTGAATAGTAACTGGGCCTGCTGGATCCAGAAACATCTTGCGGCTTAGGTAGTCTGTCTTTGTGTTTAAGTTATATTGTGCTTTACTCATTGTTCATCCTTATTTTTATGCATGTCCCACAACACTATTCCTA